TAGGATTTGCATCCAAAGTGCTCGGAGGCACAGCCTGGACTACCGCTGTAAAAAGCGGTCGCCAGCTCGTCACACCCTTAAATCGGGTGGTACGACTGGTGACTGGTGCGTTTTCTAACGGGCTTGTCCGAGTAAACCTAACATTCTGCTTCCACTTGGCTACCATCTGGAAGTCACAGGGGATCCCCGGTGTAGTGAAGCGCTTGAAAGTAATGCAAGTGTTAACTATGCAAGCCCTCGCGGGTCGATGTCATAAGTCGGCTCAGGGGGTGGGGGTCGCGATTGCCCGTAGCCGTTCGGGGTTCCCTAGGATCATTCCGTCGCTTCACCGTAAAGCCTTATTAGAAGGCAATACAGTGTTAATCCGGTACTGGCTAACTTTATTCGGGTTATACCGAGTTTTAGATATGCCAGGAAAGACGAAATTATCGACCATTTCTCAGCCTTCCTCTCGAAAGGACTGGGTCTTGGAAGATATTGCGCGTTTTGCTCCTAGGTTCATCGAGCTGGCCCCGTTTGGGTACCGAGAGTTCAGGAACTGGAGGATAAAACCTCTACTACTGACAACCTCAGGACCCAACGGCATGCGTCAGGGAACATCGATTTCAGGTTCATTGACTACGGCGTACCAGTTGTGGCGCGAAGGCGCGACCGCTGGTACTATGTTTTCTCTGTTCCATGAGTTCTTTGAATCCTGGTCGCATGATTATTTGGACCGGAATCAGGCACAAACCTTTAACACTGCCTGGATCAACCGCTACCGAATGGTTGGAGAGACGGCAGCAGCGACCCGGATGGCTAATGCGAGTTTGACCAATCCAGAAATGGATGGTCCTTCCGCTCGGTTATTCGGTAAGTTGGCACTGAAACTCGAACCGGCTGGCAAACTACGAGTCTTCGCGATGGTAGACTACTTTACACAAATGGTTCTCCATCCGTTGCACCGGCATATCTTTAGCTTACTTAAACGCATCCCACAAGATGGTACCTTTGATCAGCTCAAACCAATTGCTCGGTTAGCTGCCAAAGCCCGTCGAGGGGCGCTGCCTTATGTTCGCAGTATAGATCTGTCGGCTGCTACGGATCGGTTCCCCATTGAGGCTCAAGTAGCTCTGCTATCCAAACTGTTCAACCCCGCCTTTGGGTCTGCATGGGCGCGTATCCTTATTGATCGAGACTACATCCTAGAGCCCTCCAAAGATGATATCAAAAGAGGTCTCGACGAAGTACGTGTCTTGAGGTACGGAGCCGGACAGCCTATGGGGGCCTATAGTAGTTGGGCAGTTTTCTCTTTGACGCACCATTTAGTGGTGCAATTGGCAGCAGAACGTTCGGGCATAAGTTCTTGGTTCAAGGAGTACGCTTTACTTGGCGATGATCTGGTTATTGCTAACCGGAAAGTCGCTCGGGAGTACTTGAACTTAATGATGGCATTAGGAGTGGAAATTTCGGCCGCTAAGTCGCTCAATAGCCGAAATGGAAGCTTTGAATTCGCGAAACGTTTTATATTCAAAGGTATAGATGTTTCTCCTTTAGCGTTTAAAGAGTTTGATGTAGCGACTCGGCATCTGCCCTCGCTTATCAATTTAGTAAAACGTTTAGGAAACCCGAAAATGCGTTTGAGTCAAGTTTTAAGTGCTCTCGGCTTTGGTTACCGAGTTTTAGGAAACTTAGGGGCTAAGTTGAATAAGCTTGGTAATCGAGCGAGTGGAGCAATAATCGCATTGCGTAACCCTAACTCCCTGTTGAGTATGGGACGATGGGAGGATTGGTTGCAAATGGTTACGGCCTATGCCACTAAATCCTTTCGGGCTGATATTTCTGCTCGAGTTACACAATCCTTAGACGATAGATATAATGAATTGGTACTTAGATTGCTTCAGGGAGTAGTCCCTGAAGCACTCAAGGTGTGGTACGTGAGTCCCTTTGAGGATTTCATTAAACCGAGGGAGTGGATGGATAAACCACCTCACCCCTCGGCGTTCCCCACTGGTAAGAGTGCTTCGCTCCCCCAGGTCCCCCTTTGGGAAACCACTGGGATTCATGGGTGGGCGAACCTCATACTGGTACCACTAGTTAAGTCTGTCGCCAAGGCGACGCGTGAGTTAATCATGCGTCTGGCCGACCCACTTGGACTGCACACATTGGAGGTCAGGCTGGGCTCGTATGAGTGGCTCCAAAAATTAGAACGTTTGGAGTTACCCAGTAAAGCCTGGTCCTGTGCCATAACTTCATTACTGAAGCATGGTAAGGACCTCGCCCTTATAGGGATGCTGCGTAAATTGGAAGTATTCGAGCGACCAGTGATGGAAGCGAAGATACCAAGAGATGCGCAGAAACTCTTAAGGCTCCACAGAGCAATCCGTGGGGTCGCAGGGCGAACCATCCATAAGAAGCCTAACCCGGCTCCCGTTAGAAAATATTCCGCAGCTCAACTGTCTTGAGAAACCAGTTGGCTGTGGAATAACCAGAAACTCCCCCGTAAGGCAGGAGGTTCTCGTATCAGGCCCTAAGGCCTCTTCTAGGTTTTATCAACCTAGGCGGGCCCACTTCCCGTCAAAACGGTGGCATGTCCTTTGCCAATTAGTGTGGAGCCGCGACGCGTCGGTTTACAACGCACGACCTTAGCTTCAGTTCCGCGAAACCAATTGCGAACGAGAGGGCTGATAACCTACTATCCTGCTACCTAGTCAGCTCACTAGCTC